GCACCGAACAAGTCGTCCTGGACGGGGATGTCCTTCCAGTCTTCCATCATCTGGATACGCTCGAGTACTGGTGTGATTGCAGTCTCGGTGATGTCACCCAGCATGTTACCCAGTGTCTCGAAGACGTTGGTGGTGTGCTTGGCGCTGATCATATGCTCGCCGGAGAAACAACCGTTAGCGCAGATGAATGGTGCGCTGCCGATGGCTACCTGGTTGGCGATGGTCTTGTCGTAGCTCGAACGCATGGCGACCGTGATGGCCTGGCCGGTGTGTCCCGATCCGAAGCCGATCATACCGAACATCTGATTGCCGGACTTGTTGAGAGCGTATGTCTCGAACAGTGGTGGAGCGTTCAGTATGTTCGACATCTCGTCCCGTGCTCCGTTGATCAACGATGCGTACGGAACGGCTTGGTACTGGGTGTTACCGGTGGTTGGATGGTATGTGCAGTCGGGTACGGGTACTGCACACACTGCTTCGTATGGTGCGCGGTACGCTTCAGGTGCGCCGACGGTCATGATTTGTTGCGACTTGAGTTTAGGTAGTGGTGCGACTCGTGCTTGGGGTATTGATGTGTTGAGACGCGGGGCTGCGACTGGGGTCGTATTGTGGGTTTGCATTATTCATGCTCCTGTATTGAGGTTGGGTCACGGCACGGCACTTGGACGCGCTCGCATTGTCCGGTTGCGGGGTGGTACCTGTGACGGAATTGATGGGTCCATTGACCTTCCGCGTTGGGTACCGTCCCCATGTATTGCCAGTAGTCTGAGCTATTGACAGGTCCGCGTCTGCGGGTCTTGAATGGTGTTGAGTGTACTACTTGCCATGCGTAGTACCACTCGTCTGAGTCTCGGGTCATGCATCGGAAATCTGCCATGTGTGGATCTCACCTTTGCGCGGGTTGCGCGGTAGCTCCTGGAACAAGACATTGAGTTTGTGTTCCGGTGAAGCGGGTATGAGTCCATCGTATACAGCTAACAATAACGCTGCTTTTGCAGGTAGCATTGGTATGCACTGCTCAGCGTTGTCGGTTTCCTTCTTGATGAGAACTTGATTGGGTTGTTGTCTTTGGTTTAGCCACGCGACATACTTTTCGCGGTGGGTCTGTGGTCTGCGTTGCAGGGTCCGGGTTGGTTGGGATGGCGAACGTGTACGGTGTTTCTTCTTGTCGGTCATGAGACCCCCTCCTAAAAGGGGATGTCAGAGTTGTCGTGTGCGAGACGCTGAGGTGGTGGTGCTCCGTTTGCTGGCTGTGCCTTGGACATGAACTCGACACGGTCGGCTACGATTTCTGTACGCCTACGCTCTACGCCGGTCTTGTCTGTGTACGTGCGTGTGCGAAGCTTACCGTCGACAGCTACCTTGGAGCCCTTCGCAAGAAACTGAGCACAGCTTGCTGCTTGGCCGCCGAAGACTACGACGTTGTGCCACTCGGTATGGTCGACCCACTCGTCTTGCTTCTTGACGCGCTCGTTAGTTGCGACGCTGAGGTTACATACCTTGGTGCCGCTGTTGGTTGGTCGTAGCTCAGGTGCTACTCCCAGGTTTCCAGTGATGATTACCTTGTTCATTATTCCTCCTTGTTGGATGATGAACTGTTTTTGATTGACTCAAGTGAGTGGCGGACTGCTCGGGTCCACCATGAAAGTTCTTCGCCGTAGTTACCCCATGTCACAGATCGATCGCGATACTGGTTGATGAAGTCGCTGATTTCTAACTCGACTGTCTTGGCTACTACGGTATCGCATGGCTCGTCACGGTCGATGACTCGGAGGGTAAGTCCGGTTGGGTCTACGTATAGTGCCAGGTTGGATAGTGCGCCGAGGGTGATGTACTGTTCGTACTGCACAAACGGTTGCATGATTATCCCTTGTCCGTGCAGGTAACCGGCCAGGTAGATGAGATCGCTGGGTGTTCCTTTCCAGTGCCGCCATCGGGCGATGACCAGTGGTAGTTCGTGTTCGGTCAGGTGGGTCATGTTTGCGCACAGGTAGGTGATGTGCCTGAGGTGTGGTTCATACATGGGGATATGTATCCTGAATAGTTGTGGGTGAATGCGGGTAACCGGACATTAGTTGTCCACTACTGCGCCGTCCTTGTAGTGCCAGCATAGGCAATCGAACACATCGACTACCTTGATTTCTTGAACTACTGTTCGTCCTGGTCCACGAGTCAGTCGCTGTATCGCTGAGCGCACTGCGGACATGGGTTCGAACTTGAACTCGGTATGTTGTTCGCCTGAGATATCGGTCCAGTAAACTGAGAATCGTTCCATCACTCACCTCCTTCGGCTTTGGTTAGGGCAAGGTCAATAAGTACCGCTGCATCGCCAAGTGAATCTTTCCAATCAGGTTTCGGGTCATCCGAGATAGCATCGAGTATGCTGGTCAAGATGGCTTCAAGTTCCTCTTTTGTGAGCACTACTCACCTCCTTCATCAGTCTTGAAGCTCTGATTGTTGTGTACCGAGAAGTAGACTCCGTCTGAGTCCTTCCCGATGTTGGGGTTCTGGTCTGGGTGCGATCCAAATGCACGACCAATGTACTGCTGCTCTTTGATCACACGACCATCCGACAGGAGTATGTCGCCGCTGGCTCCATTCGTGCAGGTCCATTGCAGAACGGTCACACCGTCCGTATCAATGAACCAACACCCATGAATCTGAGGCTCGTCGTTCCATTTGTTGTCGTAGTGGTACTTCATCACTCACCCCCATCCCACTTGTCACTTTCAGGGTCATGCGGTCGTTCGTACTTTGCCCGTTCATCTTCCGTCAGCATGTAGCCAGCCTTTCCGGTCAGGCAGACGGGATGATGTCGATGCCCTTCACGGCAGGTCATCATTTCTTGCGTGGGGTAAATCCGTTTCCCGCATGATTTACAGATGTCATCCATCATCCATCCTCATAGAAGCTGTAGGAGTTGTAGTCAGGTACTTCTTTCGGTTCATACGATGCAACCCGTGTGGAGGGGTGGCATTCGCTCGTTGCGCTTATCAAGTTCAAGGCTCTGATTAGTCCCACCTTCTTTGTGGGTAGCTCGAATACGGATACTACTATATCCATGTCATTGTCGGTTTCTTCTATGAAGGTTTTGGCTGCTCGTGTAGCCTCTGCTTTGTTGGCGTAGAAGCTTACTGTTGGTCCTTCCCCGTGTTCCCATCGATATACTTGGTATATTTTCATATCCGTGGTCCTTGGTCGTAGCGGTACCAGGCTGAGCCGTACTCATTGCGGTCGCGTATGGCTGCGTCCTTGGCTGCTTGCTTTCGTTGTTCTGCTTTGAGCTTACGTGCGGCTTTGCTCAGTGGCTTACTGGCCTTGTTGTTTAGCCAGAGCTTTTTGTACTTATCTATCTGTGACATGGGTTGTCTTTATGAGATGAAGAGTGAGAGAAACATCAGCGTGTATGTGCTGAAGAGAATGCTGGCGTATAGTTCCCAGATCATGATGTACCTTTGTCGGGTATGGGTTGAGGTTCGATGGTGATCCACTTGGTGTTCTCTGGCGTGCGAATGCCTTCGGATCCGTCGTACTCGGTGATCAGGTATTGATTGCCGGTGATGGTGACTACGTTTAGTTCGGCACAATCGCCGTTGGCTTCTTTGCCGAATAGTTTAACGACTGCGATGAGGTCGGGGTCGTGACGTGGAACATTCCATGAGTCGAACTCGCGGTCTGTGCGTGATTCCCATGCGGCCTCGGCTGCGGGGCTTAGGCCGAAGCCGCCGTAACATTGATTGATAACTACTTGAGGCATTAGTATTCCTTGATGGTTGTGAAGGCTGCGCCTTCGTTACACAGAGAGCAGCAGATCTTTTCTTTGTGGGCGTATTCGTATGTGCCGAGATCGATCAAAGGATGGACGTCGATCACACCGCTGTATGTGTTCGCATCTTCTTCAGGTATGTAGAACCTCATGCGTCCATGCTGGTCGACCCAGTCGGAGATGTCATCATGGTCCCAGGTATAGGTACGACACTTGAGGTTGGTACACTTAGCCAATACCTGGTTGGGTAGAGTTGGTAGTCGGTCTGCTTCTATGTCACAGTCGCAGCAGTGATGTCCTCGACCGAAGTCTTTGAGGCAGTGTGGGCAGTAATAGTTCTGGTCTACTTCGTTTCCCGCGTACATTTGATATGCTCCTCGATGTATTCGTGGATGGATCCTGGTGATGACAGGTGTTGCTTTACTGCCATGATATTGTGACTCGCATTAGTCAGATCAATGATCGCTTGGCGTGCACAGTTCGCGGCGTAGTTGTTGATCTCGAGCCACGCACTTGTGTATATGAGCTTGCGTTCTCTGTGACGTCGGCCGCCGGTAGTCTGCAAGAGGTCTTCGAGATGTCGGATAGTCTGCCCGATGTTCTGGTACATGTCGCCGACAGAATCATGGAAGAAGATATAATTGTCGGCTGCAACACAGGAGTCACGTTGACAGCTGCGGCATCGCCCATCGAGATTTGTTAGCTCGTCGATGTCTCGCTCTAAGCACACTCTACATTTATTAGTCGTAGACATTTGATCTCCTGGAACGTGCGCCCTGTTGTTGTTGCGTACTGAGCCGGACGCCCGCTCATTGTTCGCTCAACCCTCGGGGGTTTGTCTCCGAAGGATTTGTCAGTCAAAGTCCCTGACCGTGGACGCCTCGGTTGTGGGTTCGCAACAGCTTGTGGTCTGGGCTGTCGTCGATCAATTTATGTTTAGGCATTGAGCGCCTGCTTGATAGTTGCAGTTGGACATACAACATGTGTCGCTGGTTTATGCTTTTACGCACGACACATTCTTGGACTATCAAGTCTTATCACCCGTTTTCTTATAGACACTACGGGTAGCGTCTTGACATGGTGTAACCACCAACATGCAGGTGGTAACGCGATAAGCTAGGAACAACCTGGACTATCGAGGTGTAACCCTGTTACCCACTTTTTTAGGGGGTAGATAGAAGTGCTGAGTAGCTCGAGACAATCGATGAATACTGTATAGATGCTGATGCGCCTGACTGACGAGCGCTTATTTTCTATGTATTCAATTATGTGGTTACAGTGGTTACACTTCTTTATATCTAACTATCTACCTGGCATATGGTGTAACCCACTTTGGGTAACGTTCGGGTTACTGGGTTACAGAATAAAACCTTTATTTAGAAAGCTAAAGAATAAACTAGAAGTCGCCGGTACTCTGATTTGTAAATGCCTCCCTGCGGTCCGTCCCCAGGTGAGGTGAGGTTGGAAGTACGTGCATCGGAAGTGAGTATGGGTTTCCGGGTGCGAGTGTTCGAACCTGCGAAGAGTAAGTATTCATAAGTCTATAAAAAAGATGTCGGCAGACATCCCTTTTCCTCCTCTCGTACAAAAGAAAGGCCCGGACTGCCGAAGCAGCCCGAGCCAAGGTGACCCAGCGGGTGAGAGCTTACTCTCCAATCATGTTGCCCAAGTCACGGACGGACTTGTTGTGCTCACGAACGGTGGCCTTCTTCAAGTCAACGGGGTTGTCGAGGGTGTCGAAGTCGATGGGCTCGTCTTCTTCCAGGACAGGCTTCGCACGGAAGTAGAGACCAAAGGAGTTGAAGTTCTCTGTGTCGTACGTCCGCTCAACAACTGTGAGGTTGTAGAAGTTGTTGTTGAGGCTGGCCTGCTCGCGGGGCCAGTTGTAGAGGAAGGTCTCACCGGTGAAACTGTTCACACCCTGGTTGCGCCAGCAGGAGAAGGTTTCAACATGTCTCAGGACACGAGCCAGGCTAAAGCAGAGCTTCAGTTGGTGCTGGGGAGTAGCTTTCTTTCCGAGCCCTACGATGCCTTGCATAGTACGCTTGACAATGAGGAGCCAGGTGTCGAAGTCAACGTTGATGGCCAAGTGGGTCTCACCGTTGTAAGTTTCTCCCGACGAGAAGAAGTCGTCGAGGTCAAGACCGTCCGTAAGAGACTGTCTGCGCGTGTACATCAAGCGAGCAGCGTCGAACATCCAAGTACGCTCAGGGTCTTTCTGAACGAGTTGCGGTCCGTACTGAACGCTGGCACCCTTGACCATGCACTCAACCTTTGCGCGGTTCTCCTCAGTATCGGTGAGGTTGCGCCAAGGCTCGCTGAGCAGGAGCTTAATCTTGACTTTCACCTCGTCGCACAGAGCGTTGATTTTCTGTTGAGTTGGTGAGAGCTTACGAGTTTGTTGGTTTGAAGGCATTACACTTTCCTTTATGATTATTGATGAATTGAGGATGAGAGTCATTCTCACCCTTTTCCCATAGATATTGAGATTTCAAAGAAGAAGAAAAAAGAGAATAAGAGAGGAAGGAAGGATGATATGAACGATTACATTGGACTGACCTCCTGGGGTTAGGTAAGCTAAGAACACGTACAAAAACTACAGGGCACGCTGCTACTCGGCGAACCTGGGCTCTTGGTTGATGTTCTACTTGTTCCACACACCTGCTGGATCAAGTAGAGCATTCGGCGTGCCCGTAGGCCTGTAGTAGTAGTTAAAAAGTTGGGTATGAAGCAAATGCGGACACCGAAAAATACAATAAAGAAGTGTCGCCGTCGACCGACCAGGTCGACACCCGAGTCAATCAGCTCAGTTGATTGACAGCGGCCATCGCGCCCGCAGGCGCGTGTACTTTTTACCACACCGCTCGCGAGCGGGGGCCATTTAGCTTATGATTTTTGGCCTCAAAATCTAAGCTGGGCGAAGCCCATATTACTGCCCCGCGACGTAAGACCTTACCGGACAGGGCGACAAAGAATAAAAATAAAAAGCCGCCCTGCCGAGCGCGACATTCGCTGAGTGGGTAATCGTGTAGGGTTTGCACCGCAGCGTTGCACCCCTGCTTTGACCGATTACACACCTTGGCCTTCTGGTTGATACCGCCACCGCGTGGATGAAAGCCGGAGGGGAAAAGCCAAACATGTTTGAGATCCCCCGGCTTTCAGATTCCGCGCGGAATACATAGACGAATCAATCGATCAGGGATCGAAAGAAGGATCAGCGGAGAGGAGTCGCGGAGGCTTCCGGAATAAGACTGGTCGCGCAAGCGACGCCGCTTGTTGGTTACCTCAACATCAATCCGCCCACCGGACAATCCGCCAAGCCGACTACGTATCAATCCGCCCCCCACGCGGGGAGAGACTCGACATCCGACTAAGCTGTGAATCCGAATCCGCCACCCCGCCGTTGGGCGTAGCTAAAGGTAAGTTTCCGGACCGGACGATGAGAGTGGTAGGGGGGGAGGGTATACCGTTTTGATTGTCGTAACATCCATATTCCGAGGACCCTTTCCCCGACCGAACACATTTCTCAACTACCTTACCACAGTGGTATTACCACCTTGCCACGAAGGGCGTCTCATGGTACGTTCGCAGTCCAACCCAAAGAGGACCGCTATGCCACGACCTAAATCTTCTGAGATAAAACTTAACCTCGAGTCTGTTATGCTTGAGCGTTTAGACAAGTTGGTCCCTATGGTGGCCGAATCTGCTGCTGCGAGGGAGTTCGGCATCGAAGTAGACCGTCGTCTTGTGGCTCGAGTCGCGCTCTTGCGCGGATTAACTGCGATGGAGGCTGCGGTGCCTTCGGAGCCGGCACCTGACACGCCCCGGAGCCCTGTGGGAGAGGTCGCACCGCCCCCTGTGCTTGCAATTCCGCTGCCTGATGGCGCCCCTGAGGTCTCCACGACAGCCGACTCGGGTTCTGCGTCGCCTGATATGGCGGAATTAGGCGAAGATGGCCTCTACGACTTGCCTGAGGGCTGGCACATATGGAGTTCTGGCGAGAGAATCCCTGCGGAGCACGCAGAAATCCACGATCACTACGCCTCGGGGGGCTGGAATCGCTACTGGGGCCGCGTAGGAGAGGAAGTCATCGCGTTTTATTGGACGCCAGACCCTGCATTGCAGGACTATCCGTCCTATAAGGGCGCAGATCGCGGGGGTAAGGAGTTGAATATCCAGAAAACCCCCTATGGTCCGGGGCATATCATCCCACATGGGTGGTCAGCGTGAAGGATTCCCCCACATCTTCGGAAATTGCGCACTTCTTAGAGGAATTAAACCCAGATGCGCTGATGTACGACGGATTTGAGGGTGCATTAGTGGGTATTGCGTCTCGTTGCTCCACATTGCCGCTAGCTCTGTACGATCGGTCCCGATGTATCCAGATATTGGTGGATAAGGGGATGAGTCACGCTAATGCGGAGGATTACTTCTGTTATAACGTAGAAGGCTGCTGGGCTGGCCCTAATACGCCGCTAATCGCGTCGTTCTGTCTGGACCCTGTAGGAGTCCGGTACCCCATGGATGGTCTGGAGGTGGTTACAGACAGTGGCAGTGACTGCGAAGTACTCATCGGTCGTCATGTGGGCGGGGACGTTGCGCTCGAGCCGGCAGATAACGGGTCTGTCGCCGTAGACGGCGCATCCCAGGCCGGGGACCCCGTCGGATCTAACGATGGGAACTAGATGTCCGCACGATCCGTCGTCCTTAATCTTGAAGTCGAAGTCTTTGTCTTCGTCTACGAGCGTTAGTGTCTTCAGGGTCTCTCTTACGTGGGCGCAGCAAGCACCACATGAAGTACAGTTAAACAGTTTTTCTTGAGGTTTTATCATGCCGTTATATCTTTTCAAATGTGACAATTGCGATAAGCGAATTGAGAAGCTTATGCCCTTTGATGGCCCGATACCGTCATGTGAAGACTGTTTAGTTGATATGAAAAAACAAATAGCACCGACTAATTTTTCTCTCAAGGGTCCAGGGTGGGCGAAGGATAATTACGGGCTGAAGGGAGATGGGTAAGTTGATGTTTAAGATTAGTCTACTTTCATTGATGTTGGTACTTAGCTCGGATGCTTCGGCCACAGAGTTTAACCCTACGCACAGGATTGATAAGCTTGAGGCGTCTACAGGATTATCCCTTAAGCCTACGGCTGATCTTGATCAGGCTCGTAGTCGTGAGTTTCGTTGGGACTCAAGCGCTGGTTTCTGGGGGTCACTCGTGGGCTTAGCGATTACGACGACGAGTATTATCTTGGCGGTAAACGCTGCCGACAAAGATAACAGTAGCCCCTACGAGCCGATGGAGCACTCATCTCATTGAGTCGATCTTAAGTTTGAGTACTTCGTTGTCTCGTTTCATGTAGCCGACTTCTACTTTGAGCGCGGCCATCTCAGTCATCAAGTCCATGATCTGCTGCAAGTGTTCGTCTCTCTCGGTCTCAAGATTCTCGACTCTCTTGATGAGGTCGTCTCTATATAGTGTCTGCTCAGCTTTTTCTTCCTGCTGAACCTCTCTCTTCTGCTTAAGTATGAACTCATAAAACTTAAACGCGCCAGCGCTCACTGCGCCTGTAACGACGGCGACTATCGCTGCGGTGGTGGTTGGCTTATCCACGGAGATCCTTGTGCATTATTTCCACACGCATTTTAACGTATATCCAAACCCACAGGGTAAAGTAGACTGCGGTTACCACCAGGCTGCGACCCACATCTCCGAATGCGAACTCGGGGTCAGCCATGACGTTGGCGACAAACTTGGTGGTGGAGAAGATGTACAGCATCAAGTACACACCAACGAATCGGGAGCAGGAGCGGATGTTCGGGAGGCTGAACAGCATTCCCAGCGCCACCACGAAGTACAGGCAGTACTGAAAGTAGGCCCACTCATTGCCCCCATCCAGGGCCTCACCGTAGCTCATCCAAAGCACTCGGTTGTTAGCCAAGTCTGCGATGTTCCAGAACAACAGCAGGGGTCCATAGTCGTGGTAGACCAGGATATCCTTGTACGATTTTAGGAAGCTTTTCATGGCGTCGTTTTACTGGTGGTTATCGCTATGTTATCTTTGTCTGTAAGTGAATGTAGGAGATTATTATGGCTGGGTTTTTAGGTGGTATTAGCAATCTCGCTGCGGCGCCGACTGTTGCAATGCACGGCACGCTACCTGGTCAGGCAGCTAAGAAGTTGTTCGGTAAGGACACTGGCGTGTTTAAGAACCTCCAAGCGAGACGTAAGGCCAAGAAGGGTATTCAGGCGATGAAGCCGACGTATGAGGGCTAAGGGTTCTCCGGTTAATGTGTAAACCTCTCATTTTCCGTAGGGAGCATCTATGTCCGAACATTCTCTTGATGACATTGTTCATTCTATTCAGTCTGCTGTTCTGGCAGCTACCGACATTGCTGAGCGCCACGAACTCGACTCGATAATGAAGCAGGAGTTCTGGGAACTCAAAGTCGATAACAAGGGGGACCCAGTCAAGGATGACGCGGGTAGAGAGGTGTACACACCCCGTATGGTGACGATGCGCGTACCAACCTGGCAGGAAGGCAAACTTGTCGATCAGGATATTCCTGTGCCGTTACAGTCTCTTACGACGGGTCAGAGCCTCAGCGTTGACCGTCTCGAAGTTGAGATGTCAGTTCAGATATCGGGTCTGGAGACGGACAAGTCTAAGGGTAAGTTGATGATACGGCCTGGAGCGAGTTCTTCTTGGTTCCATAAACAAAGCAACACTGCTAAACTGAAGCTGGTTTTTAAGGGTAGCGAGCCTCCAGAAGGTTATGCAAGAATCGACGACCAGTTAATTAAACTGCTTCCATAGGAAATAAAATGCCAGACCAACTTGTAAACATGTCATCTCAGTTTGGCGGTCTTCCTATGGACCAGCTTATTGGTGGCCCTCTCAAGGCTGCCTGTAGCGCTCAGACTTTGTTGGCTAAGGCTTCTGCTGACTTTATCAAGGACGTCGGCCTGGACGACGCTGGTGGCGGCAAGATGAATGCCCGCACAGTGGACTTCAGCTTTAACAAGCCAGTTCAGGCTCCAGATGGAACAACGACTCTTGAGAAGGTTGACCTGCAGGTTCCCCTACTCGCAATCATCAACACGCCAAGCTTGTCTGTGAAGGAAGCCGAGGTCCGCTTCACCATGGAAGTGAAGTCCTCTACTTCCAGTAAGACTACTTCAGACACCAAGGCTGAGCTTACAGCGCACGCCAAGTACAATGCCGGACTGTTTAGTTGCGACGTTACTGTTCACGGCTCTGTGGCTAACCACAGCGAGAATAGTCGTAAGAGTGACAACAGCGCCAAGTACGACGTCAAGGTTGTAGCTCGTGATGACGGTCCTCCAGAAGGTCTCATGAAGGTTCTGGACATGTTGAATGACGCAATCGCACCCACTCAGGGTGTACCTGCACCAGCTAAGAAGTAGGGAATTAAGATGCCGAGACGACCAAAGGATAGAAGCGAGTACGAAGGCTATGACCCGGTCGTTACTTCACCTGAACCTATAGAGCGTAGTGAGGAAGAGGGTTACGATCCGGTCGTAACCATGCCTCGTCAGGACTATAAGGGCTTTCAGATGCCCTCAGGCATGAGCCTCCCTCAGCGCCGAAAGTGGAAGAGGTCGATTGACGTACGTGAATCTGGTGCTGGCAAGCGTCAAGAAGCTCGTGACGACGCAGACACTGAGGCCCTCAAGCAGGGCATCATTGACCGTACGAAGGACGTTGGTGCGGCTATTAAGGGTGCCGCAGAGGGTGTCGGTGATGTCATCAAAGCACCCTTCGAGTATCGAGCGGCGCTGGCTACGGATCCCGCAGGCACGATGGCGGCTACCAAGGAGTTCGGCTCTCGTGTGATGTCGGGGGACCCAGAGGCCAGACGTCAGGCTGCTGAGGGCGTCTCGATGTCTACGGTCGAGCCTTTTGCTACGGCTGCCGACGCTGAGCTTGCTCGCCAGGACCTCGCTAAGGGTGACTATGCTGGGGCAGCTATCTCTGGTGCTTCGGTGCTGCTGCCATTCGTATCTGCTGGCTGGCTGAAGACCGCGATGAGAAAAGGTGATGTACCTTCTGAGGCGGCAGAAAAAGTGGCCGAACTGGAGCGTCGAGTCGATGCCGGTGAGGTCACAGACGACATGCAGATCCGTCGTGAGATAGCGATGATCGAAGATGATCATGCAATTGATTATGCCAAGAGTCGTCCGGTAGAAGATCCGATGCAGCAAGGCATGTCAAGGCCGAGAGCCGACGTCGATCCAGATGCTGCTTACGAATTCGATCGTGAGCCGCCGGGCTACATGGCTATGTCTCGATCGAATCAACCAATGTCGAGATTTTCTGAGGGTCATGCGAGGTTCATAGACGAACTGCGAACAGACATGGCCGAAGATACTAACTTTGGTGAGTTATCAAGCAGCGTCTATGATCAACTCCTTGATATTGATAAACGCGAAGATCTGTTGCGCTCTACAGGTAAAGATGCGAGGGGTCGTCAACTTGACGACATAGAGATTTCTAATGAGTATGAAACGTTGTCGAAGGAGAGGCACAGCCTCGCCAATGAGTATTACGTCGGAAAGGCAGAACGGGAAGCAGAACTTAGGTATGAAGGGTCATATGTCCCACCTGGCTCTAAAACCACGCTGGCCGGTGAACCTGTAGGACCTCCAGGCGGCAAGCCCCCAGGCGGCGGTAGTGTTGCTCGTAGTGTAAAAGACCAAGCTGATGAGATGCAGAGTGAACTTGAGCGTATGAGTTACGCAGGGCAGATGGAATCTGAAGGTAGGTTGTTTTCAGACGTAGACGATTTGGTCGAGGATTTTGCGCGCAAATACCCAGAAGACGTTTATGCTGAAGTAGCGCGGCGAATAAAAGCAGGTGACACTCGCGGAAGTGAAACTTTTTACGAGATTGCTGATCCTGACGATTATCTACCATCTGGAGGCGGCAAACCCCCAGGCGGTGGTGCAGGTGGTCTACCAAGTAAAATTAAATCTCAGGCAGACGACCTTGAATCTGAGTTGGCTCAGTTGAGTGATACAGGTGTAGCCGAGTCTGGAATGGACCGTGAAGCATTTGCGGAAGATACGATTGAACGTGCCAGAGACGAATTATTTGGGAGAATCGCTGATGCGAGTCCTGAGGTTAAGGCAGAGCTAATCCGTAGGTATCGATCTGGAAACCTTGATCGTTGGGGTGACGGAGACGGTTTATTTGCGGAATTCGGTTTTGTGGATGACCCATCGTTCGGCAAACCCCCAGGCGGCGGTGCAGGTGGCTTCAAGAGAGATCAACTTGATCGCACGGAGCGAATGGGTCTCGCAGGCGGTGACCCTAAACTGGCGTCACCTAAGTTTGGTCTGAAGGATCAGGGACATCACAATGTTGTAGAGGATTTAGGACCTCTTCTTCCCGAAGACAGAAACCTGCTTGGACGATTTGCCGAGGATTACAATCTTAGCGAAACAGAGTTGCGTCAGTTGCGGGATGAGTACGTCGCCTATGGATATGACGATTTCCCCGGAAGGTCTGCGCGTGGCTTCGAAGAGATCGATATCCCCGACGATCTCCCAGGCGGCGGTTCAGAGGGTCCCAGCGAAGCCGAGATTCAGGCGATGGTCAACCAGAGGTTCGGTGATCCTAACGAGCTTGAGATGATGAAAGAAGACATGCGCCGCATGGCGGGGTTAATGCAAGACGAGCAGATAGCGCAGGCTAAGAAGAATCGTGTCCGCCGTTCTCGGACTCCTGGCGCTCCTGGGGCGACTGAGGGATCGGTGAAACGTGAGCGTCCGATGCCTAAGGCGAAGAAAGGCAAGTACGAGAACTAGTCTTCTAGTTGCTGATTTTCCTGCTCGTGGTAAGATTTACACGCGTGATTATGCGCTTTTGTAACTCCTTAAAAGGAATGGAAAAATCATGGCTAAGTTTAAGCAAGAACAAATTATCCCTGGCGTAACGAAGAGTCGTTCGAATGCCGTAAAGGTCTACTGTGGTGCCGCTATTGCAGAGAACGATATCATCGTGGCTACTGGTATGCAGGGTGACTTCCTGTCATGCGTACCCGCAGACAACACGGACCTTACTAAGTGTCGTGGTCCTTTCTTCGTGGCAGACTTTGCTGGTGCATCTGGTGAGTACCTGCCTCTCGCACTTCCTATGAAGACCGTTACTGGTGTTGACACCGACGCTGCGGCTCAAGTTGGCGACGCCGTGTACCTGAGCACTGGTGGTGACGTGACTCTTGGTGCTGTGCCTGCGGCAACTGCTACTACTAACGATTTTAGCGCGAATGTTCGTGTTGGTCGGATCACAAAAAAGGACGCAACTTCCGGCGCCTACGTTCTTGAGCCTGGTGTGGCCAACGGCGCTCCCATCGTGGGCAAGGTGACATGCAGTGGTACATCATCGTCAGTCACCGGTTTTACCTCCGAGCTTGATGGTGCTCCTGTCGTCGTGTCCATGGACGCAAACATCGCGACAACCGGCGCGGTCATTGCATCTGGTACACTGACGATTCACCATGCCTCGTCCACCGACGATGCCACATACGTCATCTTCGCCTAAACAGCGTAGACAAAGAAAAGCCCCCGATAGCTTAGGCCGTCGGGGGTTTTTTATTTAGCTACGAAGGATTAGTTCGTTCTCGACCATCGCAGTCTTACGCAGGGCTTCCATCATCTCTTCGAACGAGCGTGGGTCTCCGCCTTCTGTACCTGAAGCTGTATCGGGTCCCATGTTCATGAGCTTAATACCTTCGGGTACGGGCTCTGGTTCGGGTACGACTTCTGGTTCTGGGGTCGGTTCTGGTGCTGGTGGTGGGTAGAGCGCACGGGTCATCTTGACCGCGTCTTCTGGTGTGAAGTTCGCTCGTGCAAGCTCGCAGAACTTATCAAAGGCATCATCGTTATCATAGATATCGGATGCTTCTGAGGTGAGCCATTTCTCGAGGGTGTCGACCTGGTGCTCGGTTTGTGTCTCTTGGAACTTCTCGAGTTGTTGGTTTACCTCTTGGTACTGACGAAGAGCGTTGTCACGTTCTTTCGCGGCAGTCTCGAGTGCGGTTCCATGAGAGTTTTGAGCTTTCTCGTGTGCTTCTTCGGCTTCACGTCGGAGCGTCTGAAGTGCCGATCGGTGGGCAATCTTCAGTTCATCAATTTCTCTCTGCTTCGCGACCATAGGGTCGATATCGCCATGTAGCCAACGCTGTACCTTAACTTCCTGCTCCCGAACTTCTTTCATAAGCTCTTCGGCGCTACGTCTTTGCTTAGCGAGGTCTTGATACTTGTTCGTGTATCCGCGCTGCCAGTTCTGGTACTTACCTTCGATTCCGTCCAGCACGGCGCGCCGCATTCCTGGCTCGAGGTTTTGTACCCACTCAGCTTCGTGGAGGGCTTCCATCTCGCCGTTCCAGTCGAACACTGGTGGTACTTCTACTTCTTCTTCTACTTCAACGGGGGTCGCATCAGATGCTTCCATCGGTTCCGGAGTATCGGCAACGGCCTCGACGCTACTTTCTTGTGCTGCGTCTGTATCGGTCGCTACTGCCTCATCTACGGTTTCGTTATCTTCGTTAAGCATGAGTTTACATTCCCCCTTGTGGTGTCATTGCAGGCTCAGCGCCTGGCATCATTTCTGCTGGTTGCTCAGGCATTGCCTGTGCTTCTTCTGGTTGATCATCCTTGCCGCGAGCGGCAACCATCTCAAGCTGCATGAGGACTTCAAAGTCCTTTGCGATCATGTCGGCAAGCTCTTGTGGGCTCTTGCCCTGAGTCTTTGCAAGCTCCTGGGCCGCATCAAAAAGCATCTTAGCGCGGTCAGGCGTGATGCCGAGAGTTTCCTCGAGGGGCTTGAGGTCTTCTGCACCGCCCTCAGCCTTCATCTCGCCTTCGCCCTGGGGGGCTTCCTTGCCTTCCCGCTCAGCAATTTCTTTGTCTATATCTGCGATTAGCTCTGTCGCGTCCCGGATAGGGTCTTCGCCTTGGGCACTTTTTGTCGCCATCTCAGGTGATTGAGGGGCCCCTGCTTCTGCTCCGGGTTCTCCGGGGTTAGGAAGGCGCTCGCCAGTTTTCGGGTCGGTAGGCATGAAGACTCCTGAAGTCTGGTGGTGTACCAGTGTGGTGTAACTAATTTACTCGATTCGTGTCAGACATTTCAAGGTCTGGGTCGATTAGCTCAAATGTAGCGTGCTCTCCGATAGCCCGAACAAACTTATTCGGCAGCGTTCTACGCTCACCGGAGTTGCGGTCTTCGTAGACCAGGCCATCTCGCCGAAGGTCTTCTTTGACCTTTCTAAGAGATCGCTCGTTCATCGAGGCTTGCTTCTGCGCGTACTCGACAAGTTCGATGTCAGATAGCAAGTTTCTCTTTGTTGGGTCGGGCATTACTTCGCCTTTGCTGGTGCGGGTTGCTTTGGCTTTAGGGGAGTCCCTTCGGCCTTCATTGCTTTCTGGTTCGTAGCTCGTTCCTTCGGCATCTGGTCATCGCATCCGCGTGCTTGTTTTCTTTTCCAGCTATTGTGCCTGATGGTCTCGACTCGGTTTGCCCTTTGAGCGTCGTTCTCTTCTTGGATGTTGACTCTCTTGCCGGGGAACCGCTTCTCAATAGTTGCGATACATCGATCGTAGTCTTCTTTAGTCTCGGCTTTACCGAGAACACCGAAGTCGACTGCGGCGAATGATCCTGGTCCTTGACCATGGATAGCGTAGCGTAGTCCCTTAAACGACATCTTCCGCTTGCTTCCGCACTCGGGGCAATTGTCTGGTCCATCGGCTCTACGGTAGATCGCCTCTTCTTCGAAGAAGTCGCAACCCGTACACTCTACGTTGTTCATTATTAGACTCATGCTGTACCTGATCTGTTTTTGCCTTTGTGGAGGCCGTGAGACGCAAACTGCTTACCTTGACTGGTTGCCTTGCGTTTAGCCTTGTTCGCTGCGGCCAACTTTTTCTTTCCGGATCGAGACTTCTTGAGGGCATCGATAGTTTTTTTCGGTGCGTATACTTCGCCGGTATCACTGCTCTTCTTACCTGAAGCGGTAGTCCACTTCTGCTTTGTCCATTGGTCTAGAGACTTTTGGGATTTAGCTTTATTTCCCATTACTTGTAGCCCCCACCGGCTGCCTTGTACTTCTTAGCCAGCATCTGAGCCTTGCGTGCCGACCATTGTCCTGGCTTACCTCCCTTACCGCTGGCTTTAATTGCATTGAATAGGCGCTTGCGCTTCTCGGGCTGGGTGTAGTTACCTGCCTCATTGACTCGGCTTTTAGCTTTTTTAGCCATCTTTAGTTCCGGCCCAGATAATGCAGACGCGTTGTGAGGCACACTTAAAGTCGAGTGCCGAGCAGTATCCAAGTTCTCCTGCATCCACAGCAGACTCGGGGTCACCCTCATCTCCGATACCGGTAGCGATACATTCTTGCATTTCTTCTGATGTATCGAAGAAGCTGCAGTTTCCGCATCGCATGGTCATTACGTTTTCGATCGTGTCGTTAAAGCGATCTGCGTAACGTTGCCAGAACTCTTGATTGCCGCCTTCAGCGTCCAGTCCTGGATTAGCTGGTCCATACTCTTTGGTATCCAGCGCGTTCTGGCGGTTCTCTAAGTTTATTTCTACGTCTTGTGTTGCCGTTGGGCATGACTCAGACTTCTCCGCGTCACGCTTCATAGCGCCCATCATGTCGTCGTATTCAGCCATTACCATTTCGCCTTATCAGCCCAGTAGGCTGCGCTCATTTTACCCTTAGCAATGTTCTTCTGGTGACGAGACTTGAAGCTCTTACGTTTCTTCTTCATCCGATCCGACTCACCTGACTTAGGCTTACCGGCGGTGCTCGCGCCCTGCTCCCCGAAGCGAATCAACTTTAACTGACTACCCTCTTGGGCCAATACGATGTGGCTTTTCTTTGGGTGGTCTGGTGTGCGCTTGGCTTTATTTACCCCGCTCAACCGATGCTTCTTTAGTATCGTAGCCTTTCTCAGCTTATCTCTTTTCGACAGTGCCACGGTAGACTCCTATGCCTCGCCACGTATGGGTGCGCCGCCCCCGCCTGGGAGGACGTCTTCAGTCGCGACCTCTCCTGAGGGTACGGGTGCTCCGAGTTCCTCGGCTAACGCGAGCGCATCTTCTGGTGGTAGTGTTTGCATTAGCTGCTGAACCTGTGCGGCTTGCTGTGCTTCCATCGCAGGTCTACCGGCGGCAGCACCGCCGAGCTTAGCGGTCTGCTCCGCCTGTATCATTGCTTGCTGTTGTGCTGCGGCCTGTTCTTGTGCGGCTATGATATCTTCTTCCGGAATCAAGATTCTGCTTGGGAGTCCCAGGTTAGTGAGAATCTCTTCCGTAAGCCTGCGTATGTTGACGTTTTCGTTCTGAGACAAGAAGGGCAACATCTGAATCAGGGTCTCGGCCATCATGCCTGGGTTACGTCTGATCGGGTTGTAGCTAACCATCTCGAAGTCGACCTCAACGTCGACCAGGTCCTTGTGACTAAGCTCAGCCCACTTGGTTGACCCGGACACACGGATGAGTCTGTTTGTCTTCATGTATTTCTTGCAGAGGTAGAACACCTTGCGGGCTACGTCTTCGATGGCATCGTTTAGATGTCCCTCGCGAGTCGCCAGCCGTGTTCGAAGCTGAGCGTCAATAATAGCCATCTCAGTTGCTGTTCGGGCGCCTGCGACTTGGCCGCGAGCAGCTTCTGCCAGAGCAGAGATAAAGGCTGCGTCATCTTCTTGCCGCGCGATGAACTCCTTTACACCTGTGGGGCTATCAGGAATTGGCATCTCATAGAACAGAGTTGCCAGGCTACGAAGAGCTTCACTGTTAGACGGGTTGATTCCGACAAAAGAGCCTGCCGACGAGTCTACGGCTTTGTTCAAGTCTTCTTCAGTTACGCGACCGGAGTCATACATGACGCGGGGTATCTGAAGATACGTGATCTGCTTCATGTGTGTGAGCAGGTCATTGATTGTTTCTTGCTGCTTTAGGACAAGCTGAACCTCGCTCAGACCCAGGCAGTCGATGCCTGACTGGTTGAGTGAGAACATGCTGTACGGGATGTAGTCGATCTTGTCTTCGAATACGACGGCATCAGCTTGCTTAATGTAGTGCTGCATTAGGCCGCGTTCGCGATCGTAGTACTCATAGATTGTTACCCATTGGAAGGCGTCGCGAACAGTGTCCGTGGTGCTCTTCTGGTTCTCGTCCATGAGCCACTTAGGGTACCGGTCAGGCGTTACTTCCTTGACGAGTTCCGCTTTATACTGACCAGACTTAACACGGGCCTTGAACTCATCATATGAGATCACGGTAGCTTCGATCCAATATCGGATATCGTCTGCGTCACGCACAGTAAGGTCAAAGAAGATGCTGGATGGGTTGATTGCGCGGACAATTGGAATGTCCTTCTTCGCGTCCCATCCAGTCTTAAAGATTCCGCGCTTACACAAAACAGCGTCGATCAGTGTCGTAGCTGCTTTACGGCGAAACTTATTTGCATCGAAGACATACTCGACGAGCCCTGTGACGGACGGTGCCGCATCTTGAGATCGAGGAGTACGTGCGATTGCGCCCACAGATGGGTTGGGTCCAAGCAAGGCACTGACGGCCGTATCGGCGATTGCGTAGATGATGTTCTTCGAGCACAGGTATGAGTGCGAACTCATGCCGGAGATATCGGAATCACTGGAGGTAAAGAAGTTACCTCGGTAGAACCGACGTGCTTTATCGAAGTCTTTCTTCTCTGAACGCTTGTAATAGTTCAGATGACGGTCGATCAGTTTTGACAGCTTGGACGGCATATCTATTTATCCTTCTTGCCCTGCATAATCTTGGCGAGTCTATCGGCCTTCTTATCCATCTCTTCTTTAGAGATCTCACCCTTTTTCTCGTCCAGTGCCTTCTTCTTCTCTTCGTCAGTCATGCTCTGGACGGCCGCCTTAGTTTCGTTGTCGCTGTTCTTTGCGGCTTTCGCCATCTCGGCTTTCTTCTTGCTGTAGTCCATTTTTTACTTCCAAATGTTTGAGGCTGGTCTAAACGGTGATCGTGCTTCACGTCTCTTATGAGACTTAATAATGTCAAGCTGCTTAATTGTAACTTGTCCTGGCATGTAATCCGATTTTACTTCCGCTGCGGCTTGTGTGAAGTGTCTTCTCGACAGGATGTCGGCCGCCATAACGGCTGTTCGTGCGCGGTCGAAGTGGTGAATCGTGCCATCTTCCCCTCGGATGCGCTTCTTTCGACTGCCATCATAGTTAAGTAGTTGGTGGAGCATACCACGACTTCGGATGGAAAGGTCTTCTTGTCTTAGCATCTGGACCAGTCGGGCTTCAGACTCTTGTAGTCTTTTATTCGTTGCGTACCAGCCGGGATGATTCCGGTCAGTCCAGAGCAGGTTCCGAGTTTCTTGATCTTTTAGGATTGCGATACACGCTGTTGCGTTTGACTCAACTGCGAGTAGTGCGCCCAGGTACCGCTTCTGCACCACTTGTAGTCTATGCGCAAACCTATCTGGGGATTCACGGTCTTCCCAGAACGCAATCTCTTTCCAGTCGGTTGCGTCCCACACAGTAAGGGCCGACTTATCACCGGTACTACCGAATCCTGCGGGGTCAGCGGTGATGAGGTACTGGTGTCCTGGCTTCGGCGGTTCAAACTCATGGCAGGCATATGCGCCGACGTCTGGATCTTTCTTCGCTTTCTCCAGCCATGGTTTTAGTATTTCTGCGGGCATGACGGGGTTAGTTGTTCCGAGCCATCCGTCATACGCATCTGATGGGTACTTGCAGGAGAACAGACGTGTGTCACCGACAAACTCTGTATTTAGTCCTCGCCGACGAAATGCCAGGTTGTGCGGCGACATACCATCATGTCGAGCCATGTAGTCACGTTCGGCCGACGTAGGTGTGAACGAGTCATCCATCTCACGGCAACTCTTGTCTTCCCACCACTCAAGGAACAGTGGGTGGAATCGACTGGATCCCTCGAGCGCCGAGCGCCACATCTGTTCGTGGTGTGATCCGGCTCTACCTGGCGTTGACTCAAGGATGACCTTGGCATTGGGCCTCTTGTTGACGGTGGGGAATATGTTGATGGCTGCTTTACGCTGCCACTGCGCCTCACCGAACTCGGTAATGACCAGGCGGTCGATTGATCTACCGATCGCAGGGGATCGTCCGCCGGCAGTCAGAACCTTGATTCCGCCTCCGTGTATGAACTGCATTTGCGTTGCGCCAGCTTTTTTCCCTGGCGTTAGCGGCATCCTGACGTCGTCGGGCAGCCTGTTGTAAGCGAATAGTATGCGCTCAAAGATGTCTTCTGCTGTGTCTTGACGCTCTGCAATAAGCAGTCCCTTGACGCCGCTGAGGTACATGCAGTCTCGCAGCAGCAGCATGACTGACACAGTCGTAATCTTTGCCTGACGAAACTTGTTGACCATAAGCCAGCGATTCTCGTCGTAGGCTTTCAGTAGTTTCTTCTGCGTATGTGTTGGCTCCATGTAGCCTGTTGACTCGTCTTCTCGTACGATCTGGCACATAGAAACAAACGCGTCAGGCGTGGCGAACAGCGCTCGCACCTTACCTTCATGTATTCCTGGGGCAGTCGCAAACTCTGCACCACCAGTGACTACGTTTTTACGGTTTGCTTTTTTCTTCTTCGTAGTTGTTGCCATAACGGTAATGTTATCATGTTATTCGATGACTGCCGAAATGGAGGACGTTGTGGGTGATAAGTGGATTAAGGGTGCGGTCAAAAATAAGGGTGCACTGCGGAAGGCTTTAGGTACACCAGAAGGCGAGCCCATCTCGGCGGAAAAGCTGAAAACTATAAAAACTAAACTACGTAAAAAAGGTCAGGGCGATAAAAAACTCAGCCTGGGCGACCGTAAGCTTTTGCGTCGGGTTCAGTTAGCGTTGACTTTGCGCGGCTTTAATAAATCATAAGACTTAAATTTTAGCTACTTGCAGCATTTGTCTATGTGATGTATACAAATAAGGCACCCACTTAGGCGTGTCAGGTAGCCATTTTGGTCTGACTTAAGCGTCGCGGGCAGGCGAGAACAAAGTTTTTTTAACCTACTCTTAGTGAGAACATAATGTCTATCAGTACAGAATTGCTGAATACTACGTTCGCGGATCTCCGTGGGCCTCTGGTAAACTCATTTGTTCGTAGTAATGAACTGTTCGAAGCACTTAACTCGAAAGCACGTATGCCCATGGAAGGCGGAACGAAGATTGAACGTTCCTTCTCCGGTGGTGCACCTGCTCGCGGTGTTGGTGTCTACGTCGGTGACGAACTACTGAACATGACCCGTCGTCAACAAATCCGTAAGTACGAGGTTGAGCCACACCGTATGGTTATGGCTATCAACATTCCCAAGCGGGAACTCAACCAGAACAGCGGAAAGCTTGCCGTCATCCGACTCATCGAGGAATATCCTCAGACTGCGATGGAAGCAGCTAAGGCGGACTTGAACAAGTTCCTCCTTACTGGTGCCAGCCGTGGCTTGGCCTTTGGTTCTTCGGAGCTTTACGGTCTTCTGACTCTTAACGGTCAGTTCAGTTCCGGTATTGGAACTGGTGTCACCAACGGTCTTCTGGACTTCGTGGCCCCTGCGGCTCAGACTGACACTGTTCAAGGTGTCGCGAAGAGCAGCAGCTACTTCCACTTCAACCAGTACAACGACATTTCGTCGTTCGGTGCTAACGGTATTACGCAACTGCGTAAGACTTACCGTCAATGTGCTCACTACGCTGGTGGTGTTGGTAAGGGTCCTGATCTCGTGATCATGGACGACGATACCTACACCAACTTCGAGGACAGCCGGCGGGACAACGTTCGCGTGACTCTCGTTGATGACAAGATTGACAAGAGCAACACCCTGGGTCTCTCCATGGGTATCGCTTCTGTTACTTCTTCCATCGACCTGGATCGCACCGATACGTCTGTGTTCTCTGGTGTCGCGGCTGACGGTATCACTTACATGCTCAACACTGACTACATTGAGTTCCCGATGCTTGAAGCACCGAACATCAGTGAGTTCAAGGAGCGCGTTGGTGACCAAGATGTCGTAACTGCAATCTTCGCAATGCAA